ATTTGGGCACTAACCCGGGATTTTTATGTCCCAAGCGTAATTACGGCGAAGATTGCCCTGTCTGTGATTTTGCATCGCAGCTATGGCGCGAAGGCGTAAACACCGACGACAACGAGAGTAAGAAGCTCGCAAAGAGCCTTTTTGTTCGTGGCCGTTTTTTCTCTCCCGTGCTAGTCCGCGGCGAGGAAGACCGAGGGGTGCGTATCTGGGGTTATGGCAAGACTGCCTATGAAAACCTGCTCACTTTGGTCCTGAATCCCGAATATGGGGATATTACAGATCCAGAAACCGGCACCGACCTGACCATGGTATACGGTAAGCCACCCGGCGCGAGCTTCCCTCAAACAAAGCTCACCCCGCGCCGTCGTAGTTCTGAACTGTGTGAAGAGATGACTCCTGATAAGTGCACTGAGTTGCTGGATTCAATTCCAGACTTTGACACTCTATTTGAACGCAAGACCACTGCAGATGTAGGCAACATGCTCGATGCCTTTGTCAACGGTGGCTTGGAGGATCCTGAATCAGTTTCTTCAGAGACTACGAAGTATAACGGTACGTCTACGGATACCACAAGTGATGTGAATCCGGTGGACGCGGCGTTTGCAGAGTTGGGCGCTCTCTAACAATCCCCCCCGCAGGGAGGCCCGGGGTTATAGGGGTCTCACATATTTTTAGGAGATATCATGGAGCTATTACCCGCCTTAGCGTTCTTTATCGGCGCAGGCTATTTGGTGTATCGACTGGCGCGCCTCGATGCTGAAATTGAACGCCTCAAGCGCAAGATTGAGAGCCACAATGCGCAGGAATAAATCAACCGCTGGGAAGGTTTCCATCGGCGATCTTCGAAGCCTTATTAATAAAACATCAGGCATGGACGTTGCCTATAATCTTAACGATGAAAATCCCACCGAAGTGAAGGAGTGGATTCCCACTGGTTCGCGCTGGTTGAACAGCATTATATGCCGCGGCAAATTGGCGGGAATTCCAGTAGGGAAGATTTCTGAGATTGCTGGCTTGGAAGCCACCGGTAAATCTTTTATGGCTGCGCAAATAGCCGGAAACGCTCAGAAAATGGGAATGGCCGTTGTGTATATGGATGCCGAGTCCGCGATCGACCCCACATTTTTAGAGCGCGCAGGTTGTGACCTGGATGATCTTATCTACGTTCAAGTACAATCAGTGGAACAAGTACTTGAAACTATTGAGAGTATTCTCAACAGCGGACACGAGCGAACGTTGTTTATCTGGGACTCACTAGCTCTTACGCCGTCTGTTTCAGACGTGGAGGGGGATTTTAACCCCCAATCATCTATGGCAGTCAAGGCGCGCATTCTTGCGAAGGGTATGTCAAAGTTGACAATTCCTATTGCAAACACTCGTTCGACATTCTTAGTGCTGAACCAACTTAAGACAAATATCACCCGCATGCCGGCCGAGGCAATGGTGACCCCCTATGTCACGCCCGGAGGGAAGGCTATGATTTACGCCTATTCTCTGCGAGTCTGGCTAACGGGGCGTAAGGCAAAGGCTAGTTTCGTACTCGATGATAATGGTTTTCGTATCGGGTCAGAGGTGAAGGTTAAGCTAGAGAAATCTCGTTTTGGGACACAGGGGCGCAATTGTGCTTTTAAGATTCTCTGGGGAGAAGAAGTGGGAATTCAGGATGAAGAGTCTTGGTTCGAGGCCATCAAGGGTTCCGATAGAATCCGACGGGCCGGCGCATGGTACTCTCTCCTCTACGATGATGGGACGGAAGAGAAATTCATGGGCTCTCATTGGGTAGACAAACTGGAAGACGAAAAGTTCCGAAATCGTGTGCTAGAAATTATGGATGAAGAGATTATTATGAAGTTCGATAAGAGAATCGGAGAAGCACAGGAGTTTTATACTCTTGAGGGCGAAGACAAAGAATAGTCCACTTTGTTGTTGACATGAAGGCTCCTATGGGTTATACTTATAGGAGCTTTTGTTATTGGAGTTAGAGTGAGTAAGAGCAGACGATATATCTCTCTCGCAAAGAAGGTCGCCGAGCAGTCCCGCTATGAAAAGTTTAGACACGGCGCCGTTCTAGTGAGAGGGAATTCGGTAAGAAATGTGGCATGCAACCAACACCGCCACTGCCACTTTGGAAGAAGATTCCGCGAAGCTAACACCGGCGCCCCAACACTGCATGCCGAATTGGGAGTAATCCTGGGGATGGACCGTGCAATTACACAAGGCGCCACAGTTTATACGGCGCGAGTTAATAAAGAAGGACAACCGCGCATGAGCAAGCCCTGCCCCATGTGCGAAAGCGCCATGCGTCACGTCGGAATACGACGCGTGGTATACACAGACCGACACGGAAGAATCGAGAGTATGAGACTATGAAAAGAGTAATGATTGTTGACGCCCTGAATATGTATTTTAGGGCCTACATCGTCGACCCGAGCTTATCTACGAACGGACAACCCATTGGAGGCCTAAAGGGGTTCCTGAAGATACTACAGAAGCTCTCACGCGACCTGAAGCCTGATATGGTGGTGGTTTGCTGGGACGGCCCGGGAGGATCTCGTAAACGACGCGAGATTATCAAAGAATACAAGCAGGGGCGCAAACCAATTCGCCTCAATCGTGAGACAAACCTCACTGAAGACGAGGAGTTGCAAAATAAGATTTGGCAGCAGGCTCAGTTGCTTGAATATCTCAATCATTTGCCGGTGGTCCAGTATATGTTTCCAGAGGTAGAAGCCGACGATGTTATTGCCTTTGTTGCTCAGTCCTCTCATTTCGCTGGCTGGGAGAAGATAATTGTATCTAGCGATAAAGATTTTTTGCAGCTTTGCAATGGAGAAACTGTACTCTTCCGGCCTATCCAAAAGAAGGTCCACAACCGTAATAATGTTTTGGAAGAATATGGGATTCATCCTAATAACTTTGCTGTTGCGCGGGCAATTGCGGGGGATAAATCTGACAATCTTAGGGGGGTCCCCGGTGCGGGCCTTCCCACCATTAAAAAGCGCCTTCCCTTTCTTCAAGAAAATAAAGAATTTTCTTTAAAGGAGATTGTTGAGTATTGTCGCGACTTTAGGAGAGATGACAAGAGGCGCCCTAAATTTTACGAGGCCGTAACACTCAATGAGAACATAATTAGATTGAATTATCGACTGATGCAACTGTATAATCCTACCCTCTCTTTACAGACACAAACAAAGATTGATACGGGCCTCAGAGAATTCGCATATGACTATAACCGAACGGGCTTTATTAAGATGATGGCAGAGGATGGATTTGGAGCGATGGACTGGGGCGATCTTTATGCCATCATGAATCGGATTTCTGTTGACAAGCCCCTTCATTCCAAGTAGAATACACAAGAGGTAAGAATGGATTTTGAACAAACGTCTGCAGACCTTTCCCGTTACGGCAAGGCATTTCAAGAACAGCTGTGTATGCTTATATTAGACGATCGACCCTTTGCTGATCAAATTGAAGAGGTCCTCGATATTAGCTTTTTGGAGCTAAGATATTTGAAACTCTTTACGCAGCAGATTTATAACTATCGGGGCAAGTACGGAGTACACCCCAGTCGTCAAATCATGGCTACCATTTTAAGAGCCGGTATCGATGACTCAAACCAGCTAACCCAACAACAGGTACGTGAATTTTATGCGCGTTGTATGAACGTTACCGTCCAAAATGCCGAGTACATCAAAGATACTTCGTTAGATTTTTGCCGTAAGCAAAATCTTAAGTCGGCGATGATTCAGTCTATTGGACTACTCCGTACTTCTTCCTATGACGAAATTGCGAAAGTCATTAATGATTCCTTAAAGTTAGGCGCCAACAATAATGAGGGATATGATTGGAAAAAAGACTTTGAAGAGCGTTTCAAGCCTAAATTTCGCAATCCTGTCTCGACAGGGTGGAATCTCATCGATGATCTGTGCAAAGGCGGATTAGGGAAGAAAGAGCTGGGTGTCGTTATTGCCCCTACGGGCGCCGGGAAGTCGATGGCTCTCGTACATCTTGGAAGCCGAGCCCTAAAGGAGGGTCTCACTGTCATACATTATACGATGGAACTACAAGACACCGTTATCGGCTCGCGCTATGATAGTTGTATTACCAAGGTGCCATTGGCCCACCTTGCGTCGCATAAGGAAAAGATTTATGAGGACATTCAGGATATTGAGGGGCGTTTGATTATTAAAGAATATCCCACCAAGTCTGCCTCAACTCAGACCTTAAAAAGTCATCTAGAAAAGCTTAAAATGAAAGAAATAGACGTAGACATGATTATTGTTGATTACGCTGATTTATTGAAGCCCGTAGTGTCTCAAAGAGAGAAAAGAAACGAACTCGAATCTATTTATGAAGAGCTACGAGGCTTGGCCCAAGAGTATGAATGTCCTATTTGGACAGCATCACAGACCAACCGCTCGGGATTGAATGCAGAGGTAGTAACGATGGAGGCAATATCCGAAGCGTTTAATAAGTGCTTCGTATCTGATTTTATTTTCTCTATTTCGCGAACCGCCGAAGACAAGCTGGGCAATACCGGCCGCCTCTTCGTAGCCAAAAACCGTAACGGTCCTGACGGGATGGTATACCCGTTGTTTATGGACACATCCAATGTGGCCATCAAGGTGCTGGAGCCGACCCAGACGGGAGAGCCCGGTGAGGGGTTGACGTCTAAGACCCAGAAACAGAGGCTAGCAGAAAAGTACCAGAAGTTTAAAAAGAACAAAAGTGGGGGTGTCTAAAAATGTATGAATCCGAGGAAGTGAAAGCAGCGACATTGGCTTATTTTGATGGCGACGAACTCGCTACAAATGTTTTTATGACTAAGTATTGTCTTCGCGACAAACATGGGGTCTACATGGAAAAGACACCGGCCGACATGCATACGCGCTTGGCTGCTGAATTTGCCCGGATCGAAGAAAAGTTCGCGACAGACGAGTGCTCGGGGCTTACAGAGGAAGAGATAAGTTCTTACCTGAGCCACTTTAAATATATTGTCCCGCAGGGCTCCCCGATGATGGGGATAGGAAACAATTATCTTAATGTATCGTTATCCAATTGCGTTGTTATTGACAGCCCTGAGGATAACATTTCGTCTATTGTGGACGCCGGCAAGGATCTCGCTAACCTATTTAAGCGACGTTGCGGCGTCGGCCTCGATATCAGTGGCCTACGGCCGGAGAACGGGGTTGTCAATAATGCTGCTCGCACCACTACGGGGGCTTGGAGCTTTGCAGATTTTTACTCTTATGTCTGTCGTATGATTGGACAGAATGGTCGCCGCGGTGCATTGATGATCTCAATGGACATTCGTCACCCCGATATTGAAAAATTTGTGAAGATGAAGCATGACTTGACGAAGGTGACCGGCGCAAATATTTCTGTGAAGATAAGCGACACCTTCATGCATGCGGTCGAAAACAACGAATCATTTACGCTTAAGTTCCCCATCGATTCAGAAGATCCATCTTATACAACGGAGATTGATGCCGCAGCCCTGTGGAATACGATCGTAGATTCGGCCACCACAACAGCAGAACCGGGCCTTTTGATGTGGGACAACATTACCAAGAATTTACCAGCCGAGAGCTATCACGAACATGGATTTAAAACCATCTGCACGAACCCCTGTGGGGAAATTCCTCTTTCTGCATATGATAGTTGTCGTCTTATTTCTTTAAACTTGAAACATCTGGTTAAAAATCCTTTTAGCGATAAGGCTGAATTTGATTTTAATAAATTAAAGGAGATCGCATCTATTGGGATGCGCCTGTCCGACGATTTGGTGGAACTAGAGGTAGAAAAGCTACAGAAGATTCTCGAAGTGGCCGACACTCCCGATGAGATAGCCTTATGGCAGAAACTATTAAAGGTTTGTCAATCAGGGCGACGTACGGGCTTGGGCACTCACGGGTTAGCCGATGCTATAGCTCGTCTAAACTTGGCTTATGATTCGGATGATGCCCTAGAAATTATTGAATCTATCTATCAAACAATTAGGAACGGGGCCTATGAAGAGAGTGTTTATTTAGCACAAGAACGAGGAGCTTTTCCGCTTTTCGATTGGGAATTGGAGAAAGATAACGCCTTTATTGGACGTCTTCCCGAGGCGTTACGCACTTTAATTGCGACCCACGGCCGCCGCAACATTTCTATTTTAACCAATGCGCCGACTGGTTCCGTCTCTATTATGTCCCAGACAAGTTCGGGTCTGGAGCCCGTTTTTAAGAACTCTTATACACGGCGCCGGAAGCTTTCGCACGATGAAGCGCAAGTGGAGGCGGATTATGTTGATGAATTGGGAGACCGCTGGCTGGAATATACAGTCTTTCACCACAATGCTCAAGATTGGTTGAATAAGTGGGGCCCCGGAGGACTAGCAGAACTGCCCCTGTTTTTCGTAGAGTCGGATAATATTGATTGGGAACGCCGTATCGAAGTACAGGCTGCGATCCAGCGTAGTATCGACCACTCTATCAGCTCTACCATTAATCTGCCCCGAGGAACGTCCCCCGCAGTGGTGGGGCGCCTGTATAAACGTGGTTGGGAAGAGGGCCTCAAGGGGGTTACCGTGTATGTGGAGGGCTCTCGCTCCGGTGTTCTAGTAAGCGACACATCCAAACGAGCATTCCCTCAGCACACAGCCCCCCGTCGCCCGGTCGAGTTACCTTGTACTATTCACCACACTACCATTCAAGGGGAGCGTTGGGTGATTTTGGTAGGCCTCATGGATGGCATGCCATACGAGGTGATGGGAGGGCTTTCTAATCTGATTGAGATCCCCAAGCGTTACACAGAAGGCATATTGGTTAAAAATCCTCGCAAGACTATGAACTCTATTTATGATTTAAAAATTGGTCGCAATGGTGATAGCATAGTGGTGCGGGACTTGGTACGGGTGTTTGATAACCCAAACCACTCCGCTTTTACTCGGATGGTTTCTTTGGGTCTTCGCCATGGCGCTAGTGTACAGTATGTGGTGGAGCAGATGCAGAAGGATAGAGACTCCGATATGTTTAGCTTTGCGCGCTGTCTGGCGCGTATATTAAAGAATTATATTAAGGATGGTACCGAGGTCACCGAGAGAACTTGTGGTGAATGTGGTCAAGAGTCCTTAGTATATTTAGAGGGATGTGCCACTTGCAAAGGCTGTGGCTACGCTAAGTGTGGGTAGATAATGGCTTATTCAAAGAAAGTAATAGATCACTTTGAAAACCCTAGAAATGTGGGCTCCTTGGATGCTAAGGATTCACAGGTGGGAACAGGAGTGGTCGGCGCACCTGAGTGCGGAGACGTTATGAGGCTGCAGATTAAAATTGGGCCCGACGATCGCGTATGTGACGCTAAATTTAAAACCTTTGGATGCGGTTCGGCAATTGCTGCATCTTCTTTAGCCACGGAACGTTTGAGGGGACTTACGCTCCCCCATGCCGCGGCCATTACTAATACTGAGATAGTAGAAGAATTGTCACTGCCGCCCGTAAAGATACACTGTTCGGTGTTAGCCGAAGAGGCCATTAAGGCCGCAATTAAAGATTTGGAGAAGAAGAAATGATATTTGCACCCTTGGGAAAAAATATTTCTATAGAGTTTATTGAGACAGAGAATGAAGCACAACAGGCTATTATTCTTCCTACAGATTATCGACCTGCTGATGCACCCTATGAGGTGGTCCGCGTGGCAGCAACAGCTGCTAGCGAGGCATGCGATAACGAGTGGAACGCCGGCGAACTGTTGGTGGTGGAGGCCCACATGATACGTCAGTTTGAGTTCCGCGGAACCACTTATCACACGATTGGCGAAAATCATGTGGTGGGGTGGTTTCACGAAGAGGCGGAATGAATTTTGTTCCCGAACTTAAAACTTCAGCTTTAGTAATTGGGTACTCTCTAGAGGCGCTTCAATGCGCGCACTCTACGGGGGGCATATTGCTTGTTAATTCTGAGACAAAGCCGCATGTTTATGAAGAACGGGAAGCTTTCAACGAGTG